GTCTCTAATCCCGTCGCTTTTTGAACTTCGAGGGGGGTGTGGAAAATGCCAGGGGGATATTGCGTGTTTAAGGCTGTATTGGTCTGCCCGAATTACAACTGCGACAAAGCACCCTTAGATTGGCAACTTCATTACTGCCACCCATGGATAGGGGTACTATGTGGTCAACAGTGAGATCAGCGGCTAAGCCGCAAAACGAACACCAAGGCTGCATTCGCCTCAGCTCTCTTGATAAACGGCGCCATTTGCTATCGTAGCCGCGTTTGCTTGCGCTAGGCCTAATACCCTTATAGGGGGATTGGCATTTGTTGCATTTGGTTTGTTCTTGTATAAGAGCACCGCATTCAATGCAGGGCTTAATCATCTTCCTCGTCGTCCTCGCCGCTAAAAACGTCATAAATAACGCGCATTCTTTCGTCTGTTGGCAACGACATGTAGGCCTGCAGTGTGGACTGCACGGCCCTGTTTAGCACGGATTCGATAGCATCAAAGCTGAGATCTTGGTCTGTATCTACTTCGGTCTGTAATGCACCTATTGACATCTTAACGGTTAGACCCATGAGATTGGTCCTAAAGATATGACTCTACCCCAAGGGGATAAGTATACCACACGCGTGGGGGTTTGTGCCACAGGCTTCACTCACTCATTGGTCGGCGTGTCGAGCATTAAGCCCAACAGCGGCCACTCTTTTTGGGTCCATGCGTGCCCTTTCCCTTTTGTACAGTTGCAATCCTCAACGGCACATCTGCAGTTGTGATTCCTGCAGAGCAGAAGCCCTTGGTCCAGCTTGATTACTAAGCTCTTTGCACAATGTGGGCACCTTAGTCTTGCCGTCAAAGGCCTCTGCTCCAATCCCAACAGGATTTTCACCTGAGTGTGTCGCTTAGCAATAGAAAGGCTGATCTCTTCAATCAGTTTGGTCCGATTTGATGTCGGCCAGCTTTGTATCGTGTCGGCAACCCAAAACAACGACCTTACTGGGTCGCTATTGGGTACCACGCCCTGTCCTCTTTCGAGTCTCAGTTCGATCTCCCACGTAAGTATAGCAGACCGAATCCCGAGAATCGCGTCAAGCACATCGACACGCACTGGCAACCGCGGGCCTGGGATTGAGCGGCTGGTGCGCTCGCCCGTTCGCCCAGGCTCCAACTCGACCCCCAGCTGGTCGTACCAAGTGGCAAGGTCCCTTAGCTCTTGAGCTGTTTCAATGAGTGGCTTATCAGACACCTGAACTCCCAAAACCAGCAGCGCCACGGTTGGTCTTGGGAAGTTCTGCCACCTCTTGTGCTTGGACATCAAGGGAAGCGTTGTGAATAAGTATATACTGAACCAAGCGCATGCCAGGTTCTACTTTGACAGGTTTGTCAGTCATGTTCCACACACCAGCAAAAAGTGGACCAGTGTAGCCACAATCAATGACACCCTGTGCCACCATGAGGCCGTGCTTGCGTAAAGTGCTAGAGCGAGCTGTTAACAAGCCCCACGTGCCCTCAGGCACTTTGATTGCAACTCCAAGCGGGATATCGACAAAAGTGCTCGGCTCGATCACCATTTCGGCGTCGCAGTACAAGTCGAAGCCAGCGTCGTCGTTATAGGCTTTCGTCGGTGCTTGTCCAGTGGAAGTTAGTATTTGGTACAACAGGGCTGCCATATTCACTCCATTCTTTGATTGATTTGTAGGTGGGGATTTCAAGCGCTGCAAGGCCGACACTATTCATGCCGACGTCTCCAACCACGACAACTGGGGTTTCAAGGTCGTGAGCATGTTGGATTTCAAGGACAGTGCCAATGGTCAGCACGCCTTTCACTAAGACTGCGACAACGAGATCAGCCTGTTCCAGTACAAGCAAGTTGGCCCAGTGCACAAACTCGTCAGGCACTAGGTCACTCGGTGCTTGCCAAGCGCCAGCTGGGTCATAAACCCACACACACTCTTGCTCTTTGAAGTGCTTTTTGATCTCGTCTTTAATGCGATTGACTTTCGCTCCTTCATCAAAGTCAATCGGTGCGGCTAGGTAGACTATCACTCGACAAACCCGCCCCAACCGCCGTTTTCACGTGCGTACTGCGCCATTTTGGTGTAAATAGCGATGTCGTGCCATGTGTCAGATGATGGGCTGCGACCATCAGCATAGCCACCGATCAGACGTGCGACCTTGCCCAGCACATAAAATGCTATGCCTAGCTCGTCGTCTGTCACGTTGGTCGGCTTGCCAATCATTTGACTCAGAGCAAAGCCGATGACTTTCAGATCTGCGCTGCCGTACTCTACGGCTTTCGGTATGACAGAATCTAGTTCGAACTTTGTCTCCTCAAGCCACCAGTTCGCAAGACTCTGCACAGTTGGCGCGTCTTTTGTGGGCGTTTCTTTCCTAAGAGCGGCCGCTACGTCTTCCCAATTCTCGAAGGCCATTATTTCACCCACGCCATCGTTGAAGGTCCAGTGCCTACCAGCCTAACTGGTGCATTCACCGCACTTTCGATGTCTGTGATGTAGCGTTGTTGCTCGTCAGACAAGATGTCTATTCCAGTCTGATCTTTCAGCTCAGGAAAGATGTAATCGAACATGGTAAGTGCGATTTTGACGGTTGGAGCGCCACCGTTTGCAATAACAGCGTCGCGAACTAGCTTGCTGTCAAAATGCCCAACTCTGCGAATCTTTTGAGTTACGGTCGTGCGCTCTGCCTCAAGTCCTAACTGTTCCCAACTGGTCTCGTTCTCTAGTGGGCCCGAGTTGCCAGCAACGCGAATCGGGTAGGTGCGGGCTGTGACCCAGATGTCAAAGACATCAACTGCACGGTCCCACGGGCTGACACCAGCTTGCGACAAGAAGTCCAAGGCTCTGCAGTCTTGGCTCGTACAGAACGGGTACAAACCTGCGTGCAGTCCAAGGCCGTAACCTTGCGTGCCTTCGATTAGAGCAGTGCCGCCTCTTTGTAAGTGCTCGCGAATAACTTGTGAAGTATCTACGCCACCACCAAACAGAGAAGCCTTGCGCATAATGCGGTCAGCACGTGAAGCGCCGATGCCTTTGCTGGTTGAGCCGATTCGGGCTTGAATGCCGTCACTGGTCTCGATGTCGTGGTGGCGAGGTTCCAAGATTGTGGCTTGGTCGTCCACGATAATGCGTGAGCTGGCTTGGTAGCCCGCTTTGTCGAGATCTGAAAGCTCTCTATTAAAGACTTCCATATCGATCTCAGAACCCGCTGCGATGATTAGGTCGCTTTCGGGTGCAGTCACTGCGTTGACTGGGATTGAGCGAAGTCGCCATGCGTATGACTCCTCGCCGTCGGGGCCTTTGCCGATAACGGTGTGCCCTGCGTTTGGTCCTGCCACTCTGATGCCCATAAACGGTGCCTCAGATGTTGCGGAGAGGTAGCCCGCCACGGCGCCCTTCCCTTCACTGCCATACTGACCGCCGACTACGGCGATAAGACGTCCTGCCATTTGTTCCCCCTTTTAGAAGTTAGGTTCGAGTTGTTGTGGTACTGCCCAGTAGATTGGGTGCTCCTTTACGGCCTGGGCTGAACCGCAAAGATGCTTGGCGAGTATGAACTCGTATTGCTTGTGTATGTTGAGCATTGAGCGGCGTTCTAGGTAGAAGCTGGGCAACCACCTAGAGACGCCGTATGTCGGGCGCTTTTTTAGTAAGCACTCGATCTCTACCATTGTACTTATGGGGGTGCCGTCCGAAAACACCGAAAAACCGCACCACTGCGCCTTCCAAAGCGCAGCTCCACAAATACGGCAGAAATCCTTTATAGCCATTTTATCCTGCATCGGGTTCACCATCATCACTGCTGACCGACTTCACCGACCGCCCCCCCTTATAGGGGGGGGCGAAGTCGGTCAAGTTTCGGTCGCCTCTTGCCCCTACTTGACCGATACCCTCGCGGTCAGGGTCGGTCAAGTCGGTCAAGTTAAAGGGAGAAGGCGCCCCTAGCACGAAGGGCTTCAGGTACTTGAAGTAGCGACCCTGCCCCTGGCTCCTGACACTCAGGAAGCCCTGTCCCTCGAGCTGAGCGAGCGCCTTCTTGATTTGGTCGGTGCCGCCGTCAATGACCTGCACGACCTGATTGGTGGACAATTCTGCGCCATGCTTCTCCATGAACTCGGAGATCTTGCGCATCAAATACTCATGTGGGGTGAAGCCGACCTGCCCACCCACAATCGAGATCTCAATTCGGTTGTTAGCTTGCGAGATCAGGTCAACGTGGCCGACGTAAGAAGCCTCTTGGCTAATACCACGAACGAAGCCTGGGCGGTCTTTGGTGATTTTAAGGTTGAGCTTGCCGTTGGAGCCTCGACCAAAAGGCATCGAGACATCGACCGAGATAGCAACACCGTCAATGTCGGCACGCTTTGCCTGTGCGCCGATTGCGTAGTTGCCTCGGTTGTCCTTGGACTTGGTGACGTGGTCAATGGTCAAGACAGCCGCACCCCACAGACGAAGCGGGCGCAAGACCACCTGGCTGAATTGAGTGGCGTCTTTATTTTTTTCAAGGTCAAGACCAAGCAGATTCATGGCGGCGTTGACACCGTCCATCACAATCAGGTCGGGCTTGAAATCGCGAATCGAGCCGAGCAGTGCCTGCTGGGCGATTTCGTTGTAGGCACCATCTGGGTTGGCGTATTTAAAGCGCTCGAACTGCTCTCGCATGACGCCAAGCGCCTTCAAGCGGCCGCGAATGCCCCGCTTTGAGTCCTCAAAATCAATATAAAAGACCCTGTTGCCCTGCACTAGCTGCTGACGCACTGCTTCCAGTGCCACCCAAGTCTTGCCCGACTCAGACTCTCCGAAAATGGCGTTGATTTTGCCGCTGTACAACAAACACTGCCCGTCTGTACGGTAGAGCACTGTAGGGCCAGCCTCGGTCCCGTCCTCGTCATACTCAATCGCTCTTGGTAGCCAGCTGGTGTCGGGCTCTGTCACAGGCTCTGCGAACGGCTCGGGCTCGGGCGCTTCGAGAAGCTGTGAAATGTCAATGGGCTGCAGGGCACTTGAACTGCCACTGCCGAAGCCCTTCGCGGCCAGCGCTGACGCTGCCTTATGGAAGTCGCCACCGTGCTCGATGAGAGTATAAACCGCGAACTTAGAGTAGCCGCGCTCTGCTTCAAAGATAGTGCTAGTGCTAAAGACAAAGAGCAGGTCTGAGCCTTCATAGTTGGTGGTGGCGCTGATGCCTTCACTCTTGCCTGGACGACACCAAGCGGTAGTCTGCCCCTTTGAGAATACCTTTGTCCAACCTAATGGCAGCAAGATCTCGTCCCAAGTCGTCTTTGCGTTGTAGTCGTCGCCTGGCAGTGTCGAGTTCGCGTCCCGAGGCCTCTCCGTGACCTCTGAAGCTACCACCGACGCCTTTGGAAGTTGGTCGAAATATCTAAATAAGGAATGGAGACTTTCGCGCTCGCCGACGCTGATAGTCGGGATTGTCTCAATCGAGCCCGAAATCAAAGACCAAGAACCACCCGACGGGTGACAAGACCCGCCACTAGGGGCTGCAACCACGAAGCCACCTTCACCGCGGGTCTCGGCCAGCACATCAACGCCGTCGCCTGAAGCGGGGCGCCTAGCTAACTTTGTATTGCCTGGGACTTCGCCATCTATGCGGTAGAACCAGTGCAGACCGCCGCTCGGGGTCATTTCGCAGTAGCCTTCGTTTAGCCGTTGCCAAAGTTCGCCAAGACCAGTTTCGATTGCCATGTCTTTGATTTCGGTGTGAATGCCGTCAGCTACAGCGCGACCTTCGACTTCGAGCATTTCGAGATTGCCTGAGATCTTGCCCGTGATGATACCGACGCCTTTGGCGTCTTTGAACCAAGACTGAAGCTCTTCAACGGTCGGCAGCTTGTGCTGGTACTCTTTCCAAGCGCCAATGCCAGGGCGTTTCGAGCCGTCTGCCATAACAGGCACGACTGAACAGCCAGCTGCCGCGAATCTAAGGGCTGCCGTTAGAACCTCTAGGCTCATTTGCACTCCGAGCAGAAGTTGTACGCCCGAGTGTTGTCGTTAGACACAAAAAACGGCTTAGCACAGTGGTAACAGTGAACCAAGCGAATCGCTTTAGGCTTCTTTTTGGCAACTGGCCAACGTAACCGAATCATCTTAAACCCCCCGTCTTTTGATTGTTTGCGTGCGGTGTTGGGCCTCGAACCCACTGCGTCCCGACTGACTTCCCCTTTCAGTTGTACGCACCGCGCCTTCCCTAGAGACCAGTGGAAGGATACTGCTCTAGGAAATCTAGAGAGGCTTAGCCCCGAGTTGAGCTAAAAGAGCCGCGACTTCAGGTGGCACGCCACCCGCTGCGGCTGGTGCTGGCGTTGCTGTTGCCCCTGGCTTGTAAGCCGCGGCCTTGGCAATCGCTGCCTGATCTGCAGAAGCGTCCACGATAATCCATGGGGCAGTCTTGCCAGGCTTAGCCACACCTTGTTGAATGCGACCGAGTACGCGCTGGCCGATTAAAGGCCTGAGTGCGTTTCGAATGGCGATATTGAAAAAGAGCACGTCACTATGCTCCGAGTTGTTGTCCAAGTTGATAACGTCACACGATATGGCATCAGCTGGACCATTGACCGTCTCGATACCTGAGCGGTATTCGATTGGCTTGAAGATAAGCAACTGACCTTGTAGGTCAGCTGGTTTCGGACCAGTGCTCGCGGCAGCTGGTGAAGCGAATGCTTCCATTATTCCCCTGCTTTCTGTTGGTTGGTGTTGGTGGTGGGTTCCTCTTCAGCAGACTCGAGCATCTCTTTGATGATGTCGTTGATGGTTTTCTCAGGCAGTGTCACCTGGGCACCCTTCTACGAGAGACTTACTGAATGGTTTGAAGTATGGACACCAAGCACAAAGCCTGTCGGGCTCTGCGGGTATTTGACTCCAAATCTCGGGGTTGGCTTCGACATCTGCCGCGGCCAGTAGTGCATGAATCGAGTCAAGGCGGCCCAAAGCGTTGAGCGCGACTTGCTCGTCGTAATCTTGTAAGACCATGACCATGTCTGTAAGCGAGCCTGACGTTGGTAGGTAGCAGAGTGCCACTTTTTTGACATCAGCGCCTTGCTGAGCGAGGCCGTAGGCGTAAAGTTGAACTTGAATGATATGCTGGGCATCAGCCCCAAACCTGCGGTACTTGTCCAACTTGCTCGCGCCTGTCGTTTTCCAGTCGAGCACCACACCGTTCTTGATGTCAAAGAGATCGACCGTGCCTGCGAGGTTGCCTCGGATTGTGACACGCTGCTCGATAAGAAAGCCTTCGCGCTTGCCGAAGACCTCTGCGAGGTACGCATGAATAGCAGTGCCAACCTGAGCGGCCCAAGAGCCACCCTGCATTTCGTTTGGCTTGTCCCAGTCAAGGAGTTT